GTGGCTTGATTTAGCGCCTTGGTGTGTTCTTTTATTGCCTTAAACCAGGCTTCAAGCTCATCGTTATCCATCTCACCCAGCATATCAAAGTAAACCTTATCTATAGCTTCCGAAGCTAGCTTCTCTGGGTCCTCGTCCAGCGCATCCTGAATAATCTGCACAATCTCTGAGTTCATAGACCTGCCGTTGGCCTTTGCTCTTTCCGCTACTGCATCGCGCATTCCATCAGGGAAGCGGAGATTGAACTTGTCTTGCATTTGGCTGGGGTATTTTGCCATTACACACACCTCTAACGTTTTTTTTATTATGGTGGTAACTTGACATCTCTCGCAATGGTGTTAAGTTGATATCAATGGTGTTAACTTAATCCCAAATGGAGGTTATTATGCAAGACGTGCTTTATACCGGTCGTAAAAACGATAGTTTTCAGTTGCGCCTGCCGGAGCGTATGAAAGAAGACATTCGCCGCATGGCGGAAATGGATGGAATATCGATTAATTCTGCGATCGTGCAGCGATTGGCAAAAAGCCTGAGAGAGGAAAGAGCTGGTGTCCGTTAAAAACAGTGAAGCCCCAACTGCACTAACAGTCAGGGCTTCGGTATCAACAAAACTAAGTAGGAATTATTGACATGGCAAGTATATCAATTTTAGAAGCAGTTAACACCTCTTACGTTCCGTTCAACGGACAGCAGGTCATTACCGCAGTGGCTGCTGGTGTGACGTATGTAGCGATGCGTCAGATTGTGGAGAACATCGGTATTGATTGGACTGGTCAGTCAGTTAAGCTTAGGAAAATGAAAGACAAATTCAACTGTAGAGATATCTCTATGGTTGCCGCAGATGGTAAAATTCGCAATCTTCTTTGCCTGCCACTGAAGAAACTCAACGGCTGGCTGTTCAGCATCAACCCTGAGAAAGTACGCGCAGATATCCGCGACAAGCTGATCCAGTATCAGGAAGAGTGCTTTACGGCGCTACATGGAGGCAGTATCACGTTATGTCATTGAGGAAATGTCGGAAGAGACGTTCGAGACGGTTACCTACAACCTAGCGTCCCCCGTTGACTGCGACAACGCTGTCATCCCGGCCAGAACCATTCTTGCCGACGTATGCCAGTGGCAATATCGCGGGGAAGGATGCGGATATAGCGGCGGCGCCGTTGCAGACGAGAAAGACGTAGCAACCTCTGATTTATCCAAAGACAAATGCTCAAAACACCTTTCCGGGTGCCGGTTGCGATTTCCCAAACCTAACGCATTACCATTTGGCGGGTTCCCTGGCTCGTCTAAGGTGTCCTGATGACAGATCTCGAATCCGAGTGCATTGATTATGCTGCTTCATCAGATAATGAGGTGTGCGGGCTAATCATTGACGATAGCCGCCTGATTAAGTGCAAAAACACCCACCCTGAACCGGCTCTGCACTTTCGGATAGACGACAGGGAATGGATGGCGGCGGAAGACTTTGGCGAGGTAACAGCGGTATTTCACTCCCATCCCATCGATAAGCTTGTGCTTTCTGGAGCCGACAGGATAGCGCAAATTTCTACCGGCATACCTTGGTGGCTGTCCAGCGCTGGCAGGCTGAGGAAATTCAACCCTGTCCCGCACCTAATAGGACGTCATTTCAAATATGGGACTATGGACTGCCTCACTCTGTTCAGTGATGCATACCATCTTTCCGGAATAGACCTTCCCGATTTTGACCACGGTTCCAACGGGTGGTGGCTAAGAGGGGAGAACCTTTTTATAAAAAACATGCGGCCCAGCGGATTTTACGAAGTTGGCTTTTCCGACATACAGCCTGGTGATGTGATCATTCGCCGCGCATTTGCAGAGTCTGACCCTTGCCACGCAATGATCTACCTTGGCGACAACATCATTCTTCACCATGAAAACGCAGGGCGTCTTAGTCGGAGAGAACCATACCGACCCGCCTATATCAAACTTACCCATTCCATTTGGAGGCATGAACAGTGCTCAAATTTAGATTTGCGGGGAATTTACGACGACATTTCCGCCAAATCGAGCTAAACGTCGAAACTCCGGCGCAGGGATTGAGGCTATTGCTGGCTCAGTGTCCCGATTTCAAGCGTGATTTCTACAAGACGAAACTCCGCATCCGAATGGCTGGCGACGATATCCATCCCGACCAAATCGATTTCAACATGAATCGTAAGTTGCGAGACGGATCGACGGTCCTATTTGCGCCAGTGGTTGAGGGTGCAATATCTGCTGCAGCGGCGGCATGGATAGCCGTCGCAATCAGTGTGGCGTCTGCGGCTTACTCTGTGTACATGACCAGCAAAACAAAAACATCCGCAGAAGCCGCGGCGGACTCCAACTCTATAACCAACAACTCATTCACGAGTGCGGATAACCGAGTCGGGCAAGGCAACCCCGTCCCCTTGCTGTTGGGTGAAATGGTGGTCGGGAGCAATGTGATTAGCCTCGGGATCGATACGTCCAACAACGCTGACTGGGAAATATCTATCAGCTAACGCATCTGCCGATTTAAAGAACAAACAAATAACCGCCTTCATTATGGCGGTTTTTTTATGGAGAAAACCATGTCATCAGGCGGCGGAAGTGCCAGCACAGCCACACTCGTAGACGACAACCTAAAGTCAAAACAGTTTCTACGAGTGCTGGATTTGGTCTCTGAGGGGCCAATTTACGGCCCAGTAGACCAGGAATATCTTTCATCATTTCTACTCAACGACTCCCCAGTTACAGATTCTTCAGGCAACACTAACATCAATGGCGTAAGCGTCGCGTGGCGTCCTGGTTCCGTTAATCAGTCGCCCATCAACGGATTTGATGCCGTTGAGGCAACCACTATCGTCAATAACGAAGTGACATATGACACACCGCTAGTGAGGACGGTTACTGACTCAGAAGTGGACCGGGTCAGGGTGAACCTGGGCGTTAGTGGGCTGGTTTCTCAGGACAGTAAGGGCAACCAGAGCAATACATCAGTGACGATGGTTATCGAGACACGAACCAACAACGGCTCGTTCTCTATTGCAAAAACAGTCACGATCACTGGGAAGATTTCAGGCGAGTACCTGGAAGCGCACACCATTGACGCCCCAGAAACAAAGCCGTTCGATATTCGCGTACGTCGTACAACCCCAGACAGCACCAGTGATTTATTGACTAACGGCACCGTCTGGAACAGCTACACAGAGATTTCAGACTACAACCTTTCTTACCCATACGCCGCTATTTGCGGTGCAGTCATTGACCGTGATCAGTACACGGACACCCCGACAAGGACCTACCACTTACGCGGATTGATCGTAGACGTTCCTGATAATTACGACCCGATAAACAGGACTTACTCAGGGCTGTGGACCGGCGGTTTCAAATCTGCGTGGACGAATAACCCGGCATGGATATTCCGTGCATTGGTGAAGAATGAGCGTTACGGCCTTGCGAGACAGGCTGGGTACATTGATGTAGACGACGGCAGCCTATACACGCTATCGCAGTTCTGCGATCAGGTGGTTGATGACGGGTTCGGTGGTAAGGAGCCTAGATTCACCTTGAATGCCTATGTCACCGAGCAGACGAGCGCCAGAGACATTCTTGATGATATTGCCGGCATGTTTAGAGGGATGGCTTTGTGGGATGGCATGCGGTTCACCATCATGCTGGACAACCCGCAGGACGCGGTAGCCGCAGTAACAAATGCGAATGTTGTAGATGGCATGTTCAAGTACAGCGCATCCAAACGTTCCGAGCGTTACAACGCCGTAGTCGTGTCTTGGACCGACCCCAACAATGGTTGGTCAGAAACGAAAGAGTTTGTCTCTGATGACCAGCAGATCGACCGCTACGGGTATATCGAAACAACCCTAGAGGCGTATGGATGCACCTCACGAGGTCAAGCATACCGCGCTGGCAAATGGATGATTGAAACGGCTAAGCGTGAAAGCCGTAGCGTCACATTCCAAATGGCTCGTGATGCAATTGCCTTCATGCTTTATCAATCCAATCGTCCCACCAATGCGTCATCTCGCGGTGTTTGTCAATGTGCTGGCTGTTATTTGAGCTGTGAAAATTATGCGTACAAAAATAAGCGTAATTGATTTGTAGAATTATTAATCCAATACAGGTCGTTACTTGAACTATATTTCAGGTCTAATTTTAGATGGTTAGTGTCTTAGATGCGTCGTAGTTGACGAAGGTGTGCCACGCTGTGACGTGGTAAAACGTAAAAATGCGGTGTGAATGCAGGTAACTTGTTGATAAATATGTACTTGATAGTAGTGTCTATTGACTCTTAATCAATTGGTCCGGGGTTCGAGCCCCCGACGACCCACCAACACTCCTTTTACACTTCTTGTTTTATTATATTTATTCCC